GGGGGTGAGGGACGGGTGGGTGGGGTCATCACATGAATGTTTTGCATTTCTTATTATGGTCCACAATACGCATCACACACTTTTGTTTCTTACCGTAGTAAGGGACCACACACCCCTTTTCTTGGTTGGTGGGGAGGCGGCGGTTCTTACGGGTGGTGGTAGGGGCACACCGGGCCCGGAAGTGTTCGTACCGGTCCCGCACGATTTCGTACGTGAGTCCCGATTTTTTCCCCAGCATCCGGTTCACCACTTCATGGAGCTCATAGATATACCGGGAAAAGGTCTCCCGGGACGCGAGGTCCTTGTCTTCTAAAGGTAGGTGTTTAAAGTTCTTGACCAGGTTCTTCCGGCATTTACCACAGGGGAGGACATGCTTCAGACTGAGGATAAAATCACGATACTCGTGCTTTTGTTCGGGGCTGGGAGTGACGGGATAATTGAACCCAATACAGTGAAGCATATGCCAAGTAGGGGGACCCCAGATGGACGTCATCATACCATTGTTGGAATCGTAATCGTCCTTCGTGTAAAAGACCTCGGGGGGGTCATTGGTGGACCGGGGGGTGGGCCGACGTTTACGGGTATGATGGTTGGACATAGGTGGGGGTGGCGGTGGTGGAGGACGGAATCATATATATTATACGGATACCAGATATTCCATCCCGGTGTGTGTGGGGGGGGCTCGGCCCGCCACCCTCTCGGGTTCCAGTCTTGGTTCTTGGTCTTCTTGGGAACTCTTACCACCACCATTTAGGATTGACGGTTCACGGTTGACGGTTGGGTGGAAACGTACCTGGATTTATCGTGTGCCTACATTATATAAGATCAAGGCATACCCTCATACATATCATAATATCGTCGTATGGAACCCAAGAATAGTAGTAGCCCCGGGGGGATGGGTATGGGGCCGAGCCCGAGCACGACACCACCTACTACCAGTCTCATGACGATGATGCAACCGTCTACTACTACTTCCACTCCCGGTGGTCCCACCTTGGGACCCACCTTGGGACCCAGTGGGGAAATGGTGGTCCCGTTCTGGGGACAAGACCCCAACATCCTGTTTCAACCGGCTCATATCTGGGAACTGTTTCCCACCGAAAATATGTCCTACAATCGTCAGCTCAATGCCATCTCCCGGGCGGTCATTCTGTTGACCTTATTGAGCCTATTATTCAGTTACCACCGGGGGCGCCTCTTGGTCGTGGGACTCTTGACCCTCGGGGTGGTGTACCTTCTTCATCAATACCATATGAATCAATTGGGGATGGGGTTGGGGGCCGGGACCGGGGGGCTCCAAGAAGGACTCGACATTGTGCGACCCAGTCCGGCTTTAGACTATTTGAACGACGCGGGACTCAAGACCGAACCCACCGTGTTTCAACAACCCACCGCGGCGAATCCATTTAGTAATGTTATGATGTCCGATTACGATTATAACCCCAACAAACTCCCGGCCCCTCCGACCTCCAATTCCTTGGTCGAGGATATGATCAAAGACAACGCCAAGAAGTTGATCCAACAGGTCAACCCGGGTCAGCCGGATATCGATCAGAAATTATTCCAAGACATTACCGACCAATTGGGGTTTGAACAATCCATGCGGCAATTTTATTCGAACCCCAGTACGACCATCCCCAACGACCAGGGGGCGTTTGCTGAATTCTGTTACGGGTCGATGGTATCGTGTAAGGAAGGTAATTTGTTCGCCTGTGCCCGTAATACCAGCCACTATACCAATTACTAATCGGTGGGTCTGGTGAGGACTCGGGGCTCGGGGCTCGGGGGCTCGGGTCATGGGGTGGGGGGCCATGGTACATGTGTATATATTATATCTATCGTGTAATATATATTAGATTCTATCGGTTCATTCGCACTGGACAACATGACCTCGGAACAACCCAGAAACTATTTCGATTATATGTTCAATAACACGGGCCGTATCGGGGCCGACCGCACGGACAATACCCAACGTACCTTACAGAACACCCGGTTTGCCAACCACATGTTGGCCAGCTACTTTGGGGAGGGGGTGTCCAGCCGTGATATCGAATTTGCGTCGCGTCAGCCGACCATGAACGTCTCCGGGGCCGCCCATGGCTCGGGGTTGAACGGCCAGGTGGTGGACTACGATTCCATGTTGTTGATCAAGACCACCCAAGAACGTCCTTTAGAGAAACTTCAGCTGATGCAACGCCCCTTTGTCACCGTCCCCTATTTAGGCAGAGGCTCCTGTAACCCCGATGTGGAATCCCAACTCCTCCAGGGGGAGAGCACCTGGGAGCAAAAGGGGGTGTCGACCATCATGGACAAGAGCTTCTTACCGTATTCGTTGTATGTGTTGGACGATAGTATGAAGGACCATGTCAAGAACCAAGCGGTGGAGGAGACCGTCTTGGAGGGGTGGGTGCGGGGAGGTGTATCGTCCCGGGAGATGCCCATGAAGGCCTGAGGGACGGGTCGGGTCGGCGGCCCCCGGGTGCGTCCAGGGATGGGTATTGGATTTTATGTATGGGGATATAGATGACGGTCTGGAACAAAAAAATCGCATGGTAATATATATCCTTATATTACCTTACCTTACCAAGATGAGCTCGGAAAATGACATGGTCAAGTCGACGGAGGACATGGTCTTGGGTTCCACGGCCAAGGAAAACGAGATGATCCAGACCGCCATCAAGGACGCGATGGCCGGTGGTAGCGGAGCGGCGGCGGCGGTGCCCCCCGCGGTCGCGGCCGATACCATGGCCAACACCCCCAAGAGCCTCGCCGACCACGCCGCCCCCTTCACCGGTGGTAAGTCCAAGAAGAGACGTAGCTCGCTCAAGGGTGGCCGCCGGAAGGCCGCCAACAAGACCAAGAAGGGCGGTAAGAAGTCCAAGAAGAGTGGCAAAAAGTAAATAGATAGACCCCTTTATCGTATATATATTCCTATTCCCCCATCCATTCCGGTTCATTTAGCGGAATATATATACCATACCGCACCACCCCTATGGAACCATCTACCTCATCCATACAGATATTTTACCCCACCAACTATACCGTTCGCTATACGAACGATACGGAATATCGGGAAGCCATCCGCCATGTCTTTCGTATGACCTGTAACATCTTGGTCGTCCCCGGAGAGGGTGAAGAGGAGGTGGGAGACGGTATCGACCCGGTCACCCAAGACGAATGGAATTTCGACGCCGAATCCACCGGACCCTTTTTGAATTTTGTGTTTCATTCGACCGAATACCACCCGATATTCCAAGAACTCTATACCTTGGCGGCGGGGCTCATGTTGTCCCAGGACCCCGATATCGGCTTGGCGGTGTTATTCTCCTACGACTATTTTGAACTATTTCACGTGGTGCTGTGTGAGTATTTCAAATTCATCGAGAACGACGACGTGTTTGAGGGGGAGTCGTTGGTAGTGGCCGAACTCCGGCGGCGGCTCACTCGGCGGTGACGGGTGGGTCTTTGTCTCGTCATAGACTATAGGTGGTGATACCATGGCCTCGACCCGTAGTAAAAATACTCCCGGGAATTATGCCCTCGAGCAAGACAGTTTGTTGAAAATACGCCAATACGAAGTCTATACGGGCTACCGGTTCAACGACCAGACCTGTCTCCCGGGGCGGGGGCTCTTACCCGCCCGCCTGCCCTTCCAGTTGTTTGACCGGACCTGTGATATCGAATCCGAACTCTTGGGTATCGGCGCCACCAATTTAGTCCAGCCCCCGACGGGGACGTTGTTACCCCCCGCCAACCAGGGGTGGACGACCTTGAATATGGTCCCGGCGACCCCGGTGGTGATGCCGGAGCCGTTGGTCATGTCCATGGACCAGCGGTTTGGATTCCACTAGACGGGTGGGATGGGGCTGGGATGGGATGGGCTCACAGATACGGGATATAGCCAAACCCACTGTTCTCGTAGATGGTCGCCCGGAACGTCTCGTTGTACCCCTCCACGGTGACAATATCCCCATTCATCAGTTCATCACACCCATACTCTCCAATACAATTTTTACCACGGACCCTGACGGGAAGCTTGGTATTCACGGCACCGGTATTCGACATCGTATAATACTGGTATTTATCACGGCCATTGAGGACCCGCCGACCCATCAGGGGAAGAATCATGTTATCCCGGAACGACGTGTCCTCGGTACGGTCCCGGCGCTCACGGGTGAGAATCCCCAGTTGGGTATAGTCGGGAGCATAGCCGCGGGTCTGGACATTCACCGGGATACCGACGGGAACGGTGGCGAGGGCGCCGGCACATTCCCCCGAGTTACAGGTGGTAGGGGGCACGACCGGGGGCATCCCCCGGAGGTCCGACGAATCCCGAGGAAAATACATCCCGTCGGATTTGAGGGGCGGTGAATACGGGTCGTTGAAGGGGTCGTTACGGCTAGACACCGTGGTCAGGTACAGGGGCGGCAGGCCCGTGACCCCGTTGGTGGGGGGTGGGAGAAGGGCTCGGGACGCGGTGGGGGGGCGTACCGTCACATACACCAAATACGCGATGATGGCGAGGAGGGCCATGACGACCACCACGAGGCCGAGGGTGACCGTCTGGGCGGCGGCGACGGGGGCGGCACTGGCGGCCAGGAGCCCGCCTTTGAGGAGGGGGTGGGAATGGGCGGTGGACGTGGAGCGCCGGCTCGGGGCCGGTGGTGGGGGAGGGGGTGGGGGGACGGATTTTCTAGGCATCAGGATGGGTCGGTGGGAACATATATCTTATATCGAGATAAGGTCTCGAGATAAGGTGGGGTGTGGATATGGATATGGATATGGGGCGGGGCGGTCGGGGTCCGGGGTTTACCGGCGAGCCTTCCGGGTGCGGCGCGAGTTGGCCCGCTTCTTCAGGGACCGACGCCGGGACTTACCCCCCCGGATCTTCACGGTCTTCTTGATCTTGGGCACATACCCTCCCTTGGATTCGTAGTTGGCGGTGTTTCCCCCCAGGCTGTTCGGAAGAGCAATCGGATGGGCTTGGTGGAGTAGCGACGACCCCGATTCCGCGGGGGCAGGAGCATGGACATTCGACATACCAGTTCCCGAGGCCATGATAGGATATATGGGGTGGAAAGAGTTCTATAGGATGGGCTCATATAAAAAGCCCCGGCACATAATTGGCCCGAAACGTCTCCATATGAAAATTGTATTGTCCATCATGGGCATAATGTTCGTAGGGGTCGGCCCCGTCCTCACACGCGAACATGGGGGAAATGAGGGCCCGGGAAAGTCCGGGGCACTTGGTGATGGTCCAATCCGGGCTAAAGGGTTTGTCGGGGTCGTCCCGGTAACGGTCGGCGTAAGGGCCGGCTCCGCCGGCCATCGGGGCCGCGTACGCATCCAGGATTTTCTTCGCTCCGGACCGTGACAACATATACAGATGTACCCCCCACTGGTCCTGAGGATACGCATGATAGGTATAGGGGCGGTCGGGGAACGCACACCGGGTCGCATGGCCCGCCATCCAACCTTCCACCTTGAAGGTTTTCATATACCCCAGGAGGAGGCACTCGATACCGGCCTCGTTACATTCACTCAGGATAAAGGGGAGGTTGTACGGGAGGGCCCGGCTGACCACGATATCGTCCTCACAAAACAGCCCATAGGGTTTACGGGAGTCATAAAACCGCTGGATCATATCTAAATGGCCATAGGTCACGGACCAGAGACGCTGGTTGGCCCGGGAAATAGGACGCTCCGGGGTGATGGCAATCCGGGGGTCGGACGGAGGAACCCCCCCATAGATATGGAGCTCGAGCCCCAGGGCCCGGAATCGGTGGGTCATACTGGTATATTTGACGGGGTTCTTATAGCACAGGCACCAAAATTCGCAATTCTCTCGGACAATCTCACGGCAACACTCACGGTAGACGCTTTGGTCGGGGTCATCCTCCAGGAGTTGTACGGCCGAGAGGTCCATGGGGCTGGGGGTCTGGGGGCTTGGTTGGGGTACTATATCCTCATCTGTTTGTATGGGTTTGGACGTGGGTGGGGGGGCTGACTCGGGGGTTGGCCCGGTCGTACCACCCGGATCGGAATCCACCGGCGGAATTTTTTATGATACACAAACTCCATGAAGAGCCGCTGATTGGGTTGAAGATACTTGTCGACCCGGGTATCGTAAAACTCTTCCTCATCGTCACTATGTTCGATATCGTCCAGGTTCTGATTCTCTTTGATACGGCGAAACAATGTATTCATAAAGACACTGACACGGTAATTCGGGATATACGCGACATCCACTTGGTACCGTTGGCGGGGGTCCTCCAGATGGTAAATATCCGACTGAAGGTCCGCCGTCACCCAAAACTGGGCCTTTTCACCCCCCGTGGGTTCCACATACCGTCTCGGGGGACCGGGGGGTGGGGGCGGCGGTCGGTTGTAAGTAGGGTTCGGCGCTATCCGGGGGGGGTGGTGGGTGGTGATGGGGTGGCCCGCCGACGCCGGGCTCGGGAGAGGAAGGGGCTCGTTCCAGGCTCCCAGGCGGGGTTGGGTCCCATACGGGAAATTCAGGTAAGGGAGAATCTTGGTGAGGGACCGATACTGAATATGGTGGATTTTATAGGGGGCCTGCTGGGGAAGTTGAGGGGGGACCGGTTCCGTGGCGGAGAACATCAGGGGAAGACGGAAGTTGATATGACGGGCCGAGGGGGCGGGGGGAAGAAGGGTGGGAGTATGGAGGAGGTGATACAGGATACCGAGGCGGTCACCAAACGGGAGCTTACGGGTGGAGACCCCACGGTAGAGGAGAATATCCTCGACGACGAAAAATGAAGGGGGTGTCGTACTGGGGATGACGGGGCTCGGGGGATCGGCATAGACGATGGACCCGTACAACAGGGTTCCTAGGGCCAGATGGGGGCCTTCGGTGTCAAAGACCACCGGTATCTGACGGTAGGCGACCACATGCTTCTCTCGGTTCAGTTCGAGTAAAATACACACATCTTGGTCTCCGATGAAGGTGAACCAGGCGACATATTTTTTGGAACGGGGGATGGCCAGGCCAATTTGGTAGGACTCGGGAACTTTCTTATGAGGTGTCGTGTTCTCATAGGAAAGTTCGATGACGGGGACCTCTTGCATTTTTTGGGTGAGGGTGGTATCGGACACGGTGGGGAGCATGGTATGGATATGGGTTGGTGGGATGGGGGATGGGTTGGGGGCTGGTGTGGGGAGGCTGACTGGATGATGGATAGTGTACCCGGGTGGATGGATACCATACTATCATGGGAAATCTTTATGTTGTTTTTAGGGGGTGGTCTCCGAGAGCACCTGGAGTAAGGACGTTTGAAGAAAAGCCTTGTCCTCCTCGGTGAGGGTGGGGTCGAGCTCGGACTCGGGGACCGGGGGTGGGGGGAGTTGGGAGTGGGGAGGCTGTTCCAGGCGGTGTATAATTTCTTGGTATTTGTCCCGGTGAAGACTGACTAAATCCTTGGTTTTCTTGGTCGTAAACATGGTTTTAAATTGTTCGTACAGATGGTGAAGAATGGCCACGATACCCATATAGACGATGACCCGGAGGAGAAGGGCCCACATGATGAGGGCGGGAGGACGAATAGTTATTATATGGGGCTATGTGGGGGTACGGGGGTGAACGCAGGGTGGGGGAGGTGGGATGAGATGGGTTCATCGCCGGGCCGACCGGTTCTTGGCCTGCCGGCGCTTGGTACGACGCCGCCGACGGGTCCGACCCCCCAGGGCCGCGAGGGGCTTGACCGGTTCGGGAGCCTTGGTGTTCTCTTCGGGACGGGGTTCCACGGCCGGAGCCGGCTCGGGGACCGGGGCCACCTCGGCCAGGGGCTCCTTCGAGATAATACCTTGGGTGTCGGCCTCGGGAGTGGGTTCGACCTCGGTGGGCTCGACTTCGGGCTCGACTTCGGGCTCGACTTCGGGCTCGACCTCGATGGGCTCCTCGGGCTCTTCGACGGTGGGCTCCTGGAGCTCCTCGGGGGTAGGCTCCTCGAGGGTGGGCTCGGCCTCCGCCTCGGTATCCGGGGGTGGGATTTCACCCTGAGTCGGGGACGGAACATCCTGTTTACCGGTGATCCAACGCCAAAATTGGTTGATACTGTCCACGATACCTCCTCCACGTTGCTTATGATTCTTGGATTTACCCGAGGAGGACCGACGCTTGGTTCTACGCCGGCCTTGTTTACGGTGATTCTTGGCAGATCCCATGGTGGATAGTGGATATTGGATGGGATGGGGGGGTGGTACCTATACTATACCTTATACTGAGATTGAAATCACTTGCCGGGGTCCGGGTGATACCTAATGCCTAAATTCATATATGGGTCGGTGGGTTGGTGGGTCGGTGGGTTGGTGGGTTGGTGGGTTGGTCTCCCGTGGACCGGCCATCCAAAAATTGATTTTATCGAGGTTATGACGATAGGTATGGTATCTCGTACCCCCACACCCCCGTTCACACCCTATACATTATCTGTGCTCGATTCAATCACTCACCTCCAATATGCCCAAGATTCTCATCGTCGAAAAGCTCGGTAACTTGAAGGGGGCGGTGCTCGCTCCGGGGGTGGCCCCGGGGGCCGAACTCTATAAAAAGGCTGGCTTCAAGGTGGCGACGGATTTCGGGTTACATCATACCTACGATTTTGCCCCGGCGGCGGGGGTGTCCTACCAGGTGGAGCTCTACGGGAAGACCAAGGGGCGAGCCGGCCAGGAGAACAAGTACGATTTCCCACCCCCCATGGACGAGACCCTCTTCTTCGGGAGCTGTGTGTTGGTGTGTCGGGACATGCGGGCGGCCGGGGCGGTGGTCGATCTCACGGCGGCGGACTGGGAGAAGATTTATGAGCACCTGTTTGGGGGGTTCGAGGACCTGGGGTCGGAGGACTCGGACGATGATTCGGAGGAGGCGGCCTTGGAGGCCGAGGAGCGCCGGCTCCGCCAGGACCCCAAGACCCAATTCACCAAGGAGGGGTATGTGAAGGACGATTTCATTGTGGATGACGACGACGATGATGAGCTCTTGGAAGACGACGACTCGGACTCGGGCTCGGACTCGGAGGTGTCCTTGGACGAGGATGACGATTCGGAGGAGACGGAACCGGAACCCGTGCCGGCCCCCAAGAAGCGGGGGGGTGCGGCGGGGGGCACGTCCGGGGGTGCGGCCGGGGCTCGGAAGCGGGGTGGGGCGGCGGTAGGAGTGGGGGCGGAGGTGGTGGCCCCGCTGGCAGTGGTCACACGTTCCCGGGCACCGGCTACAAAGCGTCCCCCGGTAGCCAAGACGGGGGCGGGGGCCAAACCCAAACGTGGGGGCGGGACGGGGGCGGGGGCGGAGGAGCCCGCCCCCTCCTCGGAACCCCTCGCGGAACTCGAGGAAGAGGCGTACTTTGCTTGAGGGGATGGGGTGGGGTGAGATGGATGGGGTTCAAAAATTGAATGGGATGATGGGGGGATGGGTATATCGACATAAACACATCGGACATCCTATACCCATACTGGTTCTCATCTCCTATACAACTCCTTGGAAACATGACCTTGGTAGCCATCCCTCAACCCGACACCTTTCGTCAGAACATCCGTCGCAAACTGGGGGAGATGCTGTCGGCCCCGGGGGTGGTGCCGGGGGCCGTGACCGGGGATGATGCCAAGACGTGTGGAAACCTGGAGAAGAGTGTGTATAATTATACCATCCGTGAGGCCACGGCCCGGAACATTGTGAAAAAATGGGACAACCCGGGGTTTGTGAATTTGTATTTGGACCGGCTACGGAGCATGTATCGGAATTTGAAAAACCCCGAGTTTGCGGCGAAGGTCGTGTCGGGCGAGATTGCGGCGGAGACAGTGGCATTCATGACCCATTACGAGATGAATCCGGGGCGCTGGGAGGAGAGCTTGGAGAAGAAGATGATGCGGGATGCCTCGCGGCTCAACAACAATGTCCAGGCCAGTACCGATATGTATACCTGTAAGCGGTGTAAGTCGAAAAAGACGACGTACTACGAGGTGGCGACCCGTTCGGCGGATGAGCAGATGACGATATTCATTACGTGTCTTGATTGTGGTAAGAACTGGAAACAGTAGGGGGGTTAGGGTTTGTAGGTTTTGTGATTCAGCATTGTAATTCTGTATTATACAACGGTGCCTTACCGTTTTTTTTACCTGGAGAGGGGGTCATTTTCTAGGCAATCGTGATTGTATGGGGGGGCTCTATACCATCCATTGTGGGGGAACATGACCGGATATGACGATGATTGGTGCTGTTGCGACCGGTGTCGAAAGGACCGGTGTCGGGGTGGAGGTGGGGGGGACCGCTCCTGTTCTCGGGAGAGAGAGCCTCGCCGGGGAGGCTCGGGGTGCCAAGAGCCCCGTCGGGGGTGTGAGGACCCTCGCTGTGGCCGATGCCGGCGGCCGCCGGCGCCCCCCTCTCGGGGCCTGCCTCCTTATCTACCTCCCGTCGAGACTGGGTGTGGTGGTGGCGGTGGCGGTGGTGGTGGCGGTGGCGGTGTGGGGGTGACGGTGGGTGGTGGTGGGACGGGGTGTGGTGGTGGGTGTGGGGCCAGTATCATCTATATCACCATTCGGCCTTGAGTTCGATCCACCGTTGTGACCGGTGTAACAGTGGTGTAGTATGAAAGAGCGGTTTGGGGGAGGCTCGATGGGGTATTTACTATGTATTTATGATTCTCTGGGGGAACCCTATATCCACTCTGGGGAATTAGGTTTTGGTGTGACCCATGTCCTCCCACGATTGTCGCTATGACGAACACGACGAACCTTGTGCTCCGGTGTGCCACGAGGGTGGGGACGGGCGTGGGGGTGGGCGTTGCCGTACCCCCGTCCGGTATCCCAAGAAGCGGTGTGACGACCGGGGGGTGGGGGGTGGCCGGGACCGTGATCGGGACCGAGGGCACGGGCACGGGCACGGGCGTCCCTGTAAGGACGGGAAGGATGGCCGGGATGGCTTCGACGGGAAGGATGGTAAGAACGGGGAGGACGGGAAGGACGGTAAGAATGGCCGTGACGGTAAGGACGGACGCGACGGGGAGGACGGTAAGGACGGTCAGGATGGGGAAGACGGCCGTGATGGCCGCGACGGGAAGGACGGCAAGGATGGAAAGAACGGGGAGAACGGAGAGAACGGTAAGGACGGCCGGGACGGGCGTAACGGTAAGGACGGCTACGACGGGCAGGACGGAGAGGACGGGAAGGACGGCAAAGACGGATGCGACGGCCAGGACGGTCGGGATGGCCGGGACGGCCAGGACGGCCAGGACGGTCAGGATGGGGAGGACGGACGCGATGGCGAAGACGGCCGGGACGGGAAGGACGGGTGCGACGGGAAGGACGGCCCTCCCGGTCCACCGGGCCCCCGGGGGTACCGCGGCGAATGTGGGCCTCGGGGGGGTCCAGGGCCCAAGGGGGAGCCAGGGTGTCCGGGGAGGGACGGGTGTCCCGGGGTCACCGGGGCGACGGGTCCCGCGGGGGGTCCCGGGCCAGACGGTCCCACGGGGGCCACGGGGGGAGTCGGGCCAGACGGTCCCACGGGGGCCACGGGTGGGGTCGGAGCGGTCGGTGCCACGGGGGCCACGGGGGGAGTCGGGCCGGTCGGACCCACCGGCCCTGCCGGGAAGGACGGGGTATGTACCGTCCGCGATACGAGCTGTGTGGCATTCCCTCAAACGTTTGTATCGTCGGATGTCAGTGGGGGGATACATGGACCACGGCTCGTGTATACCGTGAACCATACCTTCAGTTATGTGGTCTACGGCTTTGACCTCAGTAACAACCCTCGGAACCTGTTTGTAAAGACAGGGGAGACCCCCACGTACGAAAACGGTATCGGCTTTGTGTCCGACCCCGACGACGAGATCAATACCCAACACTATGTACAGGTGGATTTGGGCGACTGGCAGCGGGTGCGGAACCTCGAGTGTGCCGACCCCCGTATACGTATCGGTAGTATCCAGGTGGGAGAGGGCTATACCATCTACGGGTCGAATGTCTTGGGACAGCGGGGGGTGGTGTTGTCTACGTATACCAATACGGTGGACAACTCGGAGGCGAATGCCTCGCGGGAGGTCGTGATTCCCTCCTACGGGACGACGGACCGGACGGCGAGCGGGGACTTGTACCGGTTTGGGGCGGTACCCTATCGGTATATCTCCGTGAGTGCCGTGAGTAAGAATGTGACGTTGAACCTGTTGACGTTTACGTTATGTACCGGGGGTGGGTGTGGTTGCTAAGGAGATGGGGGATGGAGTGGGGGCCGGGGTTAGGGTCGGGGCGGGGGCCGGGGTGGCCCACTGGTAATACCGGCAATACACGATATTGACCACGACAATCGTCCCCAAGGACATGGCATGAAGGGAGAGGGCGACGGTCTTGTCGACCACCGGGAGAGCCATGAAGTTCAGGAGGACGACGGCACCCACCGTGCCCATCGAATTGAAGGTATAGTTGTAGCTGTCCATGTGAGTAGGTATGTGGGGTGTGGGGGTATCTGTGGATATCGGCCATTTTTTAGGTGGTTTTGTCTAGGGGGTAATATATAGATATTATATCCGATACCCTACCCATGTCCTTCGAGGCCAACCGTAACAACGACCACACCACCGGTAAGGCGGAGATGGAGAAAATCGTGAGCTTTCTCCAGGAGAACGGCTACGAATTTGATACGTTGGGACCTTCACCGAAGTACGAGGGCTACATGGTGGCGAATTTCAACAAGGAGATTCAGTATACGGATACCGAGGGTGAATGGATTCCTGACCGCCATCTGAAGGTGACGATCGAATTTGACAGTGATTACGATTACAAGACCACCTATCGTAACAAACAAGGAGATTATGTCTATAATGCGACCAAGGGGTTGGCGTTTGTCGACAAGTTGATGAAAAAATCCTACGGGGGAACTCGGAAACGCCGTCGGACCCGGAAGCCTTAGATGGTATTGGGATCACGCCATCCCCGGGAGTTGCGGGTCCGACGGCTCAATATAGTTGAAGGCGTACCGCTTCACCGGCAGGCGCTGGCCAAACCCCGTACAGCACTGTTTGTTCCCCGGGAAGATGGGGTGGATACAACATGTGGAGGGAAAGGGGCAATCAGAATCACGCTTACAGGGGATCCGGCGGCGGTTCTTCAGGGTCCACCGGGGCCACATGTTACGGATCTCCGGGAAGACCTCGGTCAGGGACGGGAGACGGGGCAGACCCGGGAAACGGAACCCCGAGTACGGAACCACGAACAACCACGTCAGGACGGCAATATACATTTTTTTATAGGGGATGACGGACAGGGTGGGGTTGGGGTTGGGGGTGGATGGGGGTATGGGGTATGGGCCCTAAGTTGAAGTAATATACATGGATATCTTTATGTATTTTTCATTTGGGGGTGGGGAGGGGTTTCTGACTCAGCGGGAGGGTGGGGGTCGGTTCGGTTCACGCACTATACTCCTCTTGGGTGGGGGGACGGGGTGGGGCCTCCACGAACCGTTTACCCTCCTTACCACACATGGATTCGATGGACCGGGCCGTGGTGCAATAGTCGTATTCCGTGGGCTCCGGGGGGTGGTTCGTACCCGTCACCAGGTACGTCACGGGGTGGGGGCGGATGGGGAAGAGCTCGCAGCGGCCGTGGCTCGGTTTACTGTGGCCATTGTCGATATAGTGTTTACAATGGAGACAGAACTTGACGGCGGGGTTACGGTAGACCGCGGTGCCGAGGGCCGAGGTGAGGAGGGTGGCGACGGTGGCGACGAGGAGTTGGGAGAACATGGTGGTTGGGTGGGGGTGGGGGTGGGGGTGGGATACGGGGCTATAGCACGAACCCTTTATGTGGATGGGGTAGATGACATCGTGGGAAGGATTCACGATGCCATTTGGTTAGAATGGGTTAGCCCCCACTCGGAATCGAACCAAGGATCTTTACCTTACTAAGGTAATGCAATAACCACTATGCCATAGGGGCAGATTGGGGTGTGAAGGTGGTGGCGGCCACCCTCACATGACCTATTCAGAGATTCTCTTTATATGGGTATTTGGGGTGTTTTGGGGAGGGTGGGGGTAGGCCGGCTCCGCCGGCCCCCTCAGAAGAACTTGTCCAGATAAAACGCCTTCCAGAAGTGCTTGCCCGCATCCCATACATCCTCTATGGGTTGTTCCAGGATGGTCAGGAGGCCAAACGTCGAATCGTACAGGAGGGTCATGGTATCACCCACGACATCACAACCGTAGCAGCTGGCCAGCACCTCGTCGGGAAAGTGCATGAAATGCAGGCCGGTGCGTTTATGCAAGCCTTGGTCCACCTTCTCCATGATACCATCTTTATGGCAAATCTTACCATCAATATCCCGCATCTTATGGGCCGGGTTCGCGTCCGAGCACCCGAAGATGGATAGGTACAGGGGGTTCAGGTCCACCTTCCCAAACGTCAGGATACGGATGATATAAATCGGCACCCAGAAGAAGATGGCAATCAGGGCATACAGGGCCATATCCACAATATACCACAGGGCACAGATACGCAGGTTCTTCGCCCAGGTCAGGCCACACCGGGTGATGTCCCCCAAGAGGGCGGCACTGTCGTCGAAAATCTTGATGAGCTGCTCGATGAACCCTTCAAACAGATGAATGACCCCGACCCCGAGCTGGAGGAATCCCTTACCGAACTCGATGATATGGGCCGGGAAGGTGACCAAGATATAGATACCGACCAGGGCCAGTTCGAAAAGCTTGCCCAAGATACTGAAGAAATCCTCGAACCCGAATCCCTCTTGGAAGGAGACCCGGGGGTCGTTGGGATCCGGGGTGGCCCCGTCGAGGTGGAGGGCGTTCCTGGCCAGGCTGGACCGGGTGTACAGGGGAACATAGGTGGTGGGGGGTTCCGGCTCGGGGGTGGGGAGGGGAGTGAGCGCGGTCGGTGGGGGAGGTGGAGGGACCGGCGGCCGACTGGGAACCACGGTGGGGGGGTAGAGATCTTGGAAAATATAATACACGACCATGGTAAGGACAATGAGTCCGATGATGGACACAAATACCGTGTCGAGCCAATCCATCTTGGTTCTTGGATATGGGGTGGGGGATGTTCGGGGGATGGGTTTGGCTGGGGGTCACTACTATATAGGTGATATCTAATCGGTGATATCTAATCTACATGATATCATCTATTGGGTGGGGGTCTTGGTTCTGGGTCTTTATTCCGATTTCATGGTATCGGCTTGGTTCTTGAGGGACTCGACATTGTCCCGCACATCACCCACAATCATGTCCATCTTACCGAGGGTTTTCTCTAAAGAGCCCACGTTTTCGATGATTTGTTCTTGGAGCTTCAGGAGGTCACCATACTTGCTCTTGATGAAATCCAGGTCCTTCTTACGGGTCTGAATCTCGGCCACCTTGGCGGACGACTTGGGGGTGTCGATCCGCTTCTCGGGCTCGTCCACGTTGGCGGCGGCCTTGGGCTCCTTTTCGTTCTCCATACCTTCATGGGTGGGGGTACCGATTTGCATCTGACGGGTGCCGTACTTGAAGATGTTGGCGACGACCAAGCCCATCAGGAGGACGACCACCATGTTCTTGCTAAAAAATGTCGTGATATAGGCGACCAAGACGAAGAGGAGGGGGGTCATCAAGTCCCCGTAGAGGGCATGGCCGACCAAGTTGAAGAAGACCATGAAGATGATGAAATAGAGGACCCAGCGGTTGTACAGGATACGGTTACCCTGTTTCTCGATGAAGGATTCACCACCTTTGATCATTTTATCCAAGACAGAGGGGTGAGACATGGAATGAGGGGTGGAGATGGGGGATGGGATGGGACGGGGATATTTTACGGTACGGTGTTCTTCGGGGAACTCTTATACATTATACTTGGGTTTTCGGGTAGGGGGTTAGGTGGCGGCGGTGGCCACGATACTACGAAAACTGAGGCGGGTCGGGGTCGTCGGGGTGAGGGGTGGGGTCGGGGGAAAGGGCTCGGATTCTGGGTCGGGGTCTTCTTGGGGGTCGTCTTCTTGGGGGTCGTCTTC